GGAATGGCCGAAGAGCACATATCAGTATAGTGCTGAAAGTGTTCTTGACGCTGATCCAGAGATAATGATATTCTCTAGTGACGAATATCGTTATAAAGCCTTTAGGGTAAAGAAGTGGACTCAGCTTCTCCTTAAGGTCATCTCGCTAATTAGCGCTTCAGCTACAGTCTTCGCTACAGTAGTTGAGACAGTTGGTGTAGGTGGTTAGTCGTTACAATATCGAATAGGGAAAGTGAATACGTTCGCAAGTACCTAAGGAATCTAGTTATTGATAACGAAGGAAGGATTGAGCGAAAATTAGCACCTAAAGTACGAAAAGAAGTGTTACCGCTTGCCCGAAAACTTCTTCGTACGACGAAGATACCGTCAGGTCTTCAATTTCAGGAAGAAAAGTGGCTTAACCGAGTGGAGTGGCCGAGAGGCAAATATAAGTACAGTGTTCTTAAAGAACAGGTATCTCATTTTGCTGATGTTCCTGAGGGAGAACCACTTTCTATCGATGATAGATGGTCTCACCCTTGGAATAAGAGCTCGGGTTACAAACTAGATCTCAGTCTTGACCGGAATCGGAGTAGTCTGTCTAAAGGAGGTAGTCTTCCTAACGGAGGAACGAAGAAGCAGAACCTTCGGGAGGCAGAATTGTACAACGAGAAAGTAAAACAAAGTCAAAATTTGGAAGACTGTTATTCAATCATGCCTGGAGTTAGGACCCAACAGTCTCACCCTGACGATCCAAAAGTCAGGTTAGTTTGGGGCACGCCCACCCATTGGTGGTTGATAGAATGTGAGGCTTTTGACAGCGCGTTAAGTATGACAATTGAAGCGGCTGGGAAGGCAGACACCCAAATCTTTGTATTCTATACGGAGCCTAGTAAGCTTCAAGAATGGACTAAAAGATTTTGGTCTGACGTTACTCAGTGGGTTAACCTCGATGCTACTCAGTTTGATAGCACCGTTACTGCATCTGAGATTAGACAGATGGTAGAGTGGTTTGCGCCGGATTATGAGTTTAAAACTCTTGTCCAAGACTACTTGGTTCATGCAGCCCTAGTCATGCCAGAAGGCGACTTGACGCGAAGTGGAGGTCAACCGTCCGGATCTAAGACAACAAACTTGTTTGATGGATTCTGTAACGTATTCGATATTATCGAAGCGTTAGCACGATTTAAATTGGACCGATTCATCCAATGTATTTGTGTCAACGGTGACGACATTACCGTTGGATTAAACACTAAGTTGTCAAAGGAAAATTTGGAGAAGATTAGCCATGCTAGTCGTCGGAACATTGACCCAGATAAATCAGTGATCGGGGATTATCTGTGGAATTCCAAATGGTATGTAGATGAGAATCTACTAACTCGTCCTATATTTAGATCGATAGGAACACGCGATTCCTTGAGATAGACGCGAATAACGTCGATAAATAAAGGCGGGAGGAAGACCCGGGACCAGAAACC